CGTCTGATCCAAGCCGGTATTGATACCCAGCTCGAATACAAAGAAAGCAATGACTTTACGAAGTGGTTGATAACTGCCGGGCATATAGAGGCGATGAAGGCGTTGCTGGCGTGTTTTGGATAGCCGGAAACCAGCCTTAAGACTCCGCGCGGAGTGGGTGCGGAGTATGAATAAGGACTAATTTGTGACAAAGATTTGATAGTCACGAATTAGCCCTTTTGTTTTATGGTGAAGGGGGAGCCTTTGTTTACTTTTGTGAGGTAGCAGAGGCGTTTTTATGAGCGGGAATGTGAAGATTACAAGGCAGAATATATTGCTGTCGGATTTGCAACCTAATACGGGGCAGATCCGCGGTGTGCCGTGTAATCCCAGGAAGATAAGTGATGCGCATCTTGCCAAGCTGTGTGCTTCCATAGAGTCTCTTCCCGAGATGCTTGACCAGCGTCCTCTGATAGTGTATCCTCTTGGGGATGCCTATGTCGTATTGGGTGGAAACATGCGTCTTGCCGCCTTGGAGAGGATGGGATGGAACTCGGCTCCATGTGCGGTGCTTCCTTCCGTCACATCGGCCAAGAGGCTTCGTGAGTGGGTGCTGAAGGATAACAATCTTTACGGCGAGCATGACTTTGACATATTGTCCGAATGGGACATTGACGAAGTGACCGAATGGGGAGGCGTGGAATGGGATGACATTGATCCGCTGGCTTCGGAAGAGCCCAAGGAGGGCGCAAGGGACAATGACCGCGTGGATGACGGGGCCGATGAAGACGTGGGCGGTCCTAACTTTTTCGACATGATGCTGGGTGACCGCATATACACCAGCGACAATGTGTATGAGATTCCGAACCTTCTGATGGAGGAGCAGCCCAGGAGCGGGCTTCTGCTTCCGTTAGGAGCATGGGGAGCAGACACGAGGGCGAAGAAGGGTATAGCCACCTATCACTTCTACGTGGAGGACTACCGCTTCGAGGCCATATGGAAGGATCCGTCAGTCGTTCTCAAGAGCGGATGCTCTGCGGTGGTGGAGCCGAACCTATCGCTCTTCGACACCACTCCTGTGGCTTACGGACTTCATCAGATATACAAGAAGAGGTGGATTTCCCGTTACTTCCAGGAGTGCGGCGTCAAGGTGTATGCAGACCTCAATGTGGCGCGCAAGTTCTACGACTACAACCGACTGGGAATCCCTGCCGGTTATGATGCGTTTGCGACAAGAGGATACGCCGACAGGCAGGAGTACCTCAAGGAGGAGATTCAGATAGCGAGGGAGATATCCGGCAAGGATGCCCCGAACATGATAGTATACGGAGGCGGAGACCGCATCAAGGACATCTGCCTTCAGAACAACGTGCTATACGTTGAGCAGTTTATAAGGAATCAGACCAAGAAGGAGGTGTAGGAGTGGCGAAGACATCAGGAGGAGTAAGGTCGTGGAACGTATCTGTAAGGCTTGGGGCTGTGCTCCGAGGGCCTAAAATGCATCAAAGCGCATCGGAAAAGATACGATCAGTGATAAGGGAAATTCGGCAGAATGGATTTTCTAAGGCTGCTCCTTTTAGTATCGGTAAGGTAGAGCAGCGAATGCAAAGATTTGCATCGGCAAATAATATAACCATTCCAAGTAAGGATGTTTATATGAGTGTGAAGGGTATAACTCATGCGATGCGAGATTCTAAACAGAAGAAGGGTTTAGCTGTATCTGCGCGCGAGCTTGCGGACTTTCCCAAAAAGAGAAGGTATATGGACTTATACTATGATGGAGAGGTGTTTATTTATACCAATGGGAAATCCAAATTTATCTTGAATCCTAATTATGAAATGAAGATAAGTAAGACAAAGAGACAGAAAGTGAATTTCATAACTGCCACTAAGGTTACAGATAAAAACGAATTTAATGGGAAAAGGTATATAAGAGTGAAATAATGGAATCAAGCGGCAAGGTCGAATTGCTCATCAGGACGCACCTGCCACCGTTCCGCACATCGTGGCTCTACCTGATTCCATTAATCGCACATAAGTGCAATGCAAATATAGTGAAAATTTGGAATAAAAAAGCTGTGGGAATATAAAATATTTTGACAAAGCAAAATAACTGAAGGCCAACCTATTGAGAAAAAGATAAAAAAAGGGTAAAAACCATAGGTTTTTAAGGAAAATTTGAATCGGCGAATAAACGGCGAATTATATGGCAAGGAATAACATAGTGGAATTAGGCAAGAAAACACGCTTCACAAGCGAGAACCAGCCTCAGATCAGAGGAAGGAAGCCGAGGCTGTATGCTCTTGCCAAAAATGCCTTCGCCCTGTCGTTCGAGGAGTACAAGGACATCGTGAGATACCTTATCCAGTGCTCCAAGAAAGATCTCATGAAGATAACCGAGTCGGACAACACTCCGATATGGATGGCCAACATAGGAAGAGCGCTCCTCAAGGATGCGGGCAAGGGACATTACAAGACTCTGGCGGAGCTGACCGAAGTGATATGGGGCAGGGATATGGCGAAGAGTCTCAATCTGAACATAACCGAGGAGGAGAAGGTCGCACCTCGCACCCTCACCAAGGAAGAGGCGAAGGAACTGTGGAACAAGCTGGACGATGAATATTAGAGACATTGACATAGAGAGGACGTTCGCATTGTCCTCCACTCTTAACTTTTCCCGTTATATCTTCAAGAAGAAGACGGGGAATAAGTTCATCGTAGGAGACCACCATGTAAGGATATGCGATGCTCTTGATAAGGTGGTAAGAGGAGAGATAAAGAGGCTGATGATCAACATCGCGCCCAGATATTCCAAGACCGAGCTTGCCGTAAAGAACTTCATTGCATACGGCCTTGCTCTCAATCCCAAGTCCAAGTTCATCCATCTTTCGTACTCAGACGACCTTGTGCTGGACAGCTCCAGGGAGATAAACAACGTCGTCAGATCCGAGTACTATCAGAGACTGTTCCCCGAGGCGGCCACATCAAGCAAGAACGCAAAGAAGTGGTACACCGATGCCGGAGGAGGAATGTATGCGGTATCAACGGCCGGACAGGTAACGGGATTCGGAGCTGGTCAGGTGGATGATCCCGACAAGGAGGAGCAGGAGGCAAAGGAGATGGATGACTTTATGCCAGCATGGGACACTGACTTTGCCGGAGCCATCATCATCGACGACCCCATCAAGCCGGAGGATGCCCTTTCCGAGAATCTGAGGGAGAGGGTGAACAACCGGTTCGAGACCACGGTGAGAAACCGTGTCAACTCTCGTAACACCCCTATCATCATAGTCATGCAGAGGCTCCACGAACACGACCTCTGCGGATATCTCCAGGAGATTGAGCCGGACGAATGGACCGTGCTCTCTCTCCCTTGCATCTCATATGACGAAGACGGAAACGAGCAGCCGCTGTGGGAGTTCAAGCATACCCTTGAGGAGCTTCACGCCATAGAGAAGGCGAATTCATTCGTATTCGAGACTCAGTACATGCAGCATCCGACACCTATCGAAGGACTGATGTACCGTGAGTTCAGAACGTACGAAGTGCCTCCGCGTGACCATGACTGCATAAGGAAGAACTACACCGATACCGCCGATACAGGTAACGACTACCTGTGCTCTATATGTTACATAGATGCCCCGGACGGAAACTACATCACTGATGTGCTGTACACCAAGAAGCCTATGGAGTACACCGAGCCTAAGACAGCAGAGATGCTGACCCGTAACGGCACCGAATGGGCGGATGTGGAGAGTAACTCGGGTGGACGTGGATTCGCCCGTAACGTGGACAAGGAATGCCGAATGATGGGCAATTCCACCACGTTCGTGAACTGGTTCGCCCAGACGGACAACAAGCAGGTCCGCATCTTCACCAAGTCGGCAGATGTGAACAACATGACCTTCTTCCCGGTAGGATGGGAAAGGAAGTGGCCGGAGTTCTACCAGGCGATAACCAAGTTCAGAAAGGAAGGCGGAAACAGCCACGACGATGCGCCGGACTGCCTTACCGGATGCTTCGAGAAGAGGAAGGTAAGGGTGAAGCGCCACGTTACCAAGGCAGAGTTAGGAATCTTTTAAAACTGTTATATATGACGAACTATCTTCAGCAGATAATGAGTTACTTCCGCAACAAGGCCCTCAATGCGGCAGGTGCGGAGAGAGACCTCCTGAGACTCATTCAGGATGGTGACATAGGCACGGCTATCCAGCTGATGCAGAACCGAGACATCGAGGTGGATGAAGCGATCAAGGAGTACTATCCCCAGCATCATGCCGTGATGACAAGACCGAACAAGTTCCGCGAGGGCATGGACCCGTACATCAGCGAGAAGCTACCAAGATCAAGGCAGAGATACATCAACGAAGTGGAGCTGTTCTTCCTTCTCGGCAATCCTATCCTCTGGAAGAAGGCGGACGGAGACGATGATGCATTCAAGGTGTTCACCGACTTCCTCAAGGAGCAGAGGTTTGATGCCAATATGCGTAAGTTCAAGAGGCTTGCCGGTTGCGAGACCGAGGCGGCGAAGCTCTATCACATCTTCCGCAATGACGGCACCGGTGAGATTCAGGTAAAGACCGTGATCCTCGCAAGGGAGAGCGGATACCGTCTGCGTCCTCTCTTTGACCAGTACGGAAACATGCGTGCATTTGCCTACGGATACCAGCTCAACGAGGGCGGAAAGGCTACCCAGCACTGGGACATTCAGACGCCTGACTTCCTCTTCTTCGCCCGCAAGTCGGCCATAGGATGGGAAGTGGATACCTATCAGAACCCTACGGGCAAGATCAATATCGTATATGCCCGTCAGCCGAAGGCGTGGGACGGTGCGGAGCAGAGACTCAGCCGTGAGGAGATGCTTGATTCAAAGGTGGCCGATACCAACAACTACTTCGCCGATCCTATCGCCGCTGCCTCTGCGGATGTCATCCAGGGCATGCTTGACCCCGATAAGCCGGGCAAGCTCATCCAGCTCACATCCGAAAGGTCTAAGTTCGAGTATGTCAACCCTCCTCAGAACTCCGTCGCAAGGCAGGACGAGAAGAATGACCTTAACGATTCCATCCTCTTCGATACCTTTACCCCGGACTTCTCGTTCGACAAGATCAAGGGAATGGGAACGCTCTCCGGCGATGCCATCAAGAACGCGATGATCCTCGGATTCATCAAGAGGGATAACCGCAAGGAGATATACGAGGAGCTTGTGGACAGGGACAAGAACATCATAATCTCAATCCTCAAGTACATGTATCCGAATATGGTGGCCGCTTTCGATTCCCTTATCATAGAATTCGAATTCTCCGAGCCGTTTGCCCAGGACAAGCAGAAGAACTGGCAGTCCATCTCTCAGCTCTATCAGGCAGGCCTTATTTCGCTTGAATCAGCAGTGGAGATGCTCGCCCTTACCGATGCGCCGGAAGATGAAATAGCCCGCATTCTCGGTGCTCAGCAGAGAGCCGTTCTCCTTATGCAATCGGCATCCGAACAGCAGCTGGACAAACCATTGGAAGACGAAGAAGGAGCGGAGGAATAGAGCCTTTTGCAAACCATAGTCACGCCCGGCACATTGTGTCGGGCTTTTTTTGTTGTCAAAATGTCATATATGTCAGATTATTTCTGATACAGTCTCGCAAATTTTGGGGATAATACTTCTGATTATATCATAATTGTCGGATTTTCTATATCCGTCAAGACGCAGATTTTACATCATTTTCACTCATTTTCAGACAAATTTGTGACAATCTCTCCGTAGTCACAAATGAGCCGTCCATTTCTTTCCTATCGTGCATATGACTTGATAATTTTACCCTGTAAAACAAACGATTGCAGATATGAAAGACAAGATTTTCCAGAAACTAAAACAAGAGTATTCACACCTTGGGTTAGGTAACGGTATTCTTCAGGCACATGCGGAGTCGCTTGCGTCTCTCGGCCTTGTTACTGACGAGAATATCGATGCGGTGGTAGCCGCACAGAAGTCCTTTTTGACAAACCTTCAGAAAGACACTGATTCACGTGTCACCGAGGCTCAGAAGAAAGCCAAGGAGAGCGCAAAGACCGAATATGAGGCCGAAGTGAAGCGCAAGGCTGAGGACGAGGAGAGGAGGAAAGCTGAGGAGGCTGCCCGCAAGGAGAAAGAGAAGGAAATGCCGGAATGGTACAAGGCTGAGAAGGCCGCAAACGAAAAGCTGCTCAAGGAGCTTGCAGAGAGCAACAAGGCTCTCAAGGAAGGCTACAACGCCATGAAGGAGGAGAACGAGAAGTTCAAGACCGAAAAGACGAAAGCCGAAAGATTCAATTCCATCATTTCCAAAGCCAAGGAGCTGGGCATACCTCAGTGGCGCATAGACGAGGGCTTCAACATCGCGGATGACGCGGATGACACGGCAATCTCTGAGCACCTTTCGAAGGTATCGAACAACATCAAGGCGCAGAGTCTTCCGGGAAATAGAACCGTATTCCCTCAGGCTGATGCCAAGGCGACAAAGGCCGATGCGGATGCGGTAGCGAAATCGCTTTGTTAGTTAGTAGTGTAGTGTAATTAAAATCTCTTTTAGGATGAAGCAGGAAATGAGTCCAAAGAAACAGCAGGTGATCTTCGGAGACGATTCAATCGTTATCCAGAAGTACATCAGCGGAATCAAGGGTGGTCGCACTCTTGATCTGGCCGACTTTAAGGAGGAGGTCATCAAGGCA